CATAACAAATTATTCTCCGGTATCACCATAAAGCTTATCTATTTTTATGTCATGTCCGTATAAGTCCATTAACAGGTTTTGTAGATGGTGAAGATTCTTAATCTGAATAGGATCGCTTAGATCGTCTTCCAGATCCCTAAGGCTAAGATAATACCCATCATCAAAAATCTCTATAGATATTCCGTAGCCTCGATATACATCCCGCCCCTTATCACGCTTGAAATAGATAGTATCAAGTATATTATCATCTATCTCAATAGGCATGACATCATCTTCCCCGGAATACCATTTCATTATCCCATCATCAACCTCACGTTCAAGGATCAATGACTTACTTTCATTACGCATACCAGTAACGCACCCTACCCTCCATATATTGCCAGCCTTGTCTTTTACAAGATCCCCTATCCTTAGTTCTTTAGCCGAAATCATACTCGTCCTCCTCATTGTGATCGTCATCGCAATCATCGACAAGAGGGGTCTCTAGCCCCTCTTCCCAATCATCATATCCGAAATCCATTATTTGTCCTTAAAATAAACATACAACATATCAGTTAAACTTCCTACCGTTATTTCATCGCAAGGGGTATTGCGAAACACCTCATCTGGTATGTATTCACCTGTCATCTTTTCTATATCCATTATCAATTCAACAAGATCCAATGAATCCATAGCCATATCGGACGATAGGTTACTATCTTCCTTTATGTCTTCAATATCATCAAACTCAGATGTTTTCGCAAATATTGCGTCTATCACTACTCCTAATACTTGATTTCTTTTCATAACTCTTAAATCGATATTTTTAATCTTCTACCTAATTCTTTTTTTATATCTGATATTCTTTCGATGTCCATCTTAACATCTCCAGTAATAGTATATTCCTTATCCATCTTCTTAGGAGGATCCGGGAGTCGGCTTACGGCGAACAACCATGCCAGCTCCTTGTTCTTATTCTCCCTAAGATACAGATCGGATGTCATGCCATACATCTTTATGATCGTATCGAATAACGTTGATTCCGATAAGCTCATATGTACACTATAGACGTTTGACGGCTTCCATATCAAGTTATCCAACCTCATCGTATATTCACGTTTAAGGTCTATATGGGATATTACGGCCCTTACTATAGGTTCTTCTTTGAAGTTGGTGTTAGCCACGAACCATACGAGCCGTTTCTCCACCTCCTTGACAGCTCCTGTATCCTTACCCATATCGTTATATACCCCAACGATACGGTCCCGGATCCCCTCGACCTCCGGTGTCAGGCCGGGCGTCTCTATCAGCATCAGCAGCGATCCTCCCCTTGGCGTTATCTTCCACTTCCCATTCTTCTGAAGCTCAATATAACCAGATGCTTTATAGCTATCTATTTTCTCCTTTGGAATGGTGTTAGCCATCTCTTCTTTTTGCCGGATCATCAAAAGATACCCGACATCAGACATCGTTAATCCTGATGTCATCATCTGTTCAAAATTTATATACATATGTAAATAAGTTAAAATATTGACCTAATCTTTCTGGCTACCCTCTCGACTATATCGGGATGATCATTTCCGTTATATATATCTATTAGCGTATCTATTATATGTAACCTTATGTTTTTCTTTGATGGATGAAACCAAAAATCTCCATTTTTTCTGTTTACAGGTTTGAACATCTTCAGTTCTGGTATAAGATAACACGCTACACATGATCTTTCGGCAAGTGATAATTCAACCGCTGCCTTTTCTATTACTTTACACATAAACGTATAATTATCATTCTTTATTAGATCGTAAGCCCTTCTCAACACCCTAAGGGCGTCTGCTTTCGATAATCTCTTTCCCTTTTTCATACTGTTTTACCGTATAAGATTCATTAGCCATACCAACCCTACCGACTGATATAGATTGATTTATTGATTGATTAAGATGCCCTATAACCGACATCTTGGCTCTAACCGTATTGGCGCATCTTAGAAGGACTCGATAATCCTCCAACGCCCGCTCGTACCTTACATCCACCCTAGCTCTTTTATCTGCGTCAGTCATGCTCTTGCACGACCCATCCTCTCTCAGGCTTATGGCGATCTTGTCCCGTATGATCCTGATATCATCCTCAGCTATTACCAACTCAGCGTCAAGAACCCCCTTGTAAGAGCTAAGAAGATCCTCTACCGCCACAACCTCCCTCTTTAGGTTCTCCAATTCCAAAACCATAGAGTTGTCGTTCATTCTCTTATATTCTAGAACCTTCTTAGACACCTCTTCGCAGATACCCATGATCTCCTTCTCCCGTTCCCGGTTTATGACGTACCTGATGCTGTATTCGGCCATTTCCTTCAACGAGGATATGATCTCTCGTATACCCATCTTGTTTTCGGCAGAGAAATTGGCTTTTAATAGCATCTCCATTCCCTTTATAATGACAAGCAAATAGTTTTTCCTTAATCTCATGATTAATAAGGTGTTTCGTCATGTACTACATTGAAATCATCACTGGGAGGTATATATTGATGCTCCAAAGGTATCCCTGGGGGCGGCGGTAATGTAACGACTGCCGTATCCGGCCTGCCGCTACCTACAGGGGCATCCGAGCCTCCTGGTCTTTCTTGGCGTACCACACCTCCGTCAGGATAATATCGCTCATATCCTTTCATGATATCCACATGTATAGCCTCAATCTCTTCTAACGATCTCTGACGGACTTTTACTATATGATGGAATATAAGTCCATCTACACGGAAAGAACGCCTTGATTCACTCTTAAAACGTTCCAGATTAGGATACCAGCCTTGCGGGAATTGCATGTATGATGAATAGCCGTATCTCTTTGGAATATTCAACGCTACCATAGCTGTACACAATTGCCCCAATGTATCTGATTGATAGAAATCAGATTGTTTTGGCATATGATCCTTAGGATCCCGTCTTCCCTCAATATCACGGTTAAGTTGTGATATTATAAGAAAGAATATATTGGGGAAAGTTCTTTTAGCTATATTACACATGGTTATCAGGCTATCTATATTCCTCTTAGCGTCACCCGTACCTTGTATAAGAGCTGTATGATCTATGGATACAAATACCATTTTCTTATCCTTGTTCGCTGGCATATAACTATTCCATAAGAAGTTCTGAAGCTCGTCTACTGTCGATGGTTTAGGGATGTATGTTATTCTGCTGGAGTTTTCCTCCTTAAGACATTTCTGCATTTCCTTTATCTCTTCATCAGACATCTCGTTAAGGAGAATATCTTGTATATCCTTTCCCATTTTTTTTGATAGTGAACGTAACATCAAATCCTCTGGATTCATTTCAAATTCACATCTGAGCCATACATAATCATCAGCTTGGGGATTGATATTAACATTCATTACATTGCTCATAATCTTCTGAGCCAAATAAGACTTGCCCACTCCGGGCCTAGCGCCGATAGCCACCGCATGTTGTGGGTAGAACCCGCCCAGCAACGCCTTGTCAAGATAAGCGTATCCAGTACGAGCCGGGAGAAGCTCTCCCGACTGATACTTTCTTATCCTCTCATAGGCATCCATGATAATCTCCTTGGATGACCTCCATATCCTATCCTCACTCATCCTCTTGCGTTTCTATCGCCAGCCGTATCGGATTTAGACCCTCTGTTAGCTGATCTTGATTTATATCTAAGTCCTTTAGCCGTATGGCATAAATCCTTTCCCTTCCGATAGGCTTTACCTTTCAACTTATCGGTCTTGTAGTTCTTGCGACCCAACTCCCGTCTCTTGGCTTTCTGCTCAGGGCGGGCGTTGATCTTCTTATCCGTCTCGGCTTTCTTTCTTCTGGCCTCCGGATGTGTCCTATAGTATTCAGTCGATCTCCCCATCCTCGTCCTCCTCGTCATAATTATAATCCTCTACGATAATATCCTCTCCATCTAAATATGAGGCTTTATCTCCGAGTCTGCTTCTCATGCTCTCGTAAGGATCATCTCCGTCCTTTATCTCCCACACACATACGTATGGACCTATTATATCACTAAGCATCTCTGCCCGGTTCTCGCTGATGCCTTTTTCTATCATCTTATCCTTGCAATAAGATTTGTTGTACACCGATCCTCCAACATAAAATTCTGTTGGCTTATGAATAAAAATTACTTTCATTTTTTATTCTATTGATATTATTGCCCAAATTTATTTGTTTTCACCTACATAATCTCCATAACTCATGTCTGTATCACAGACTACCGTATTGGTTGTATTGTCTACCACATGAAACAGAAACTCCGGGCATCCGTGGCAGGCGTTACTCCCGATCGCCACCGCTCCGTGCCTAGAGCAAGCCTTACCTATCGTGGTACCCTCATGTATCTGTATATGGTTCTTCCCATATACCTTGATATGTCTCATAACATTAAGCAATGATAATAAGGACATCTTATACGGAGACACATGCTCTTCTGGTATTCCTAGCTCACTGGATAACTCTTTGTAAAAGTTTTTCCTTTCATAACTCGACTCTTTCAAGAACCTATCGATCTCAATAGCTGTTATATCCATGGCCCTAAGAAGCTCTGGTTTCGCCAATCTCCCTACTGGTTTACCCATCGAATCAGACCTCATCCAAGCCCCACACTTCTCGCACCCTACTTGCTTTCCCTCCACCGTATTTATCATAGTGGACGGGTTCTTGCAGTATGGGCATATGGACCCGTTTAACATAGCTTTCTGGGCTAAAGACAATTCTTTCATACCGTCTCCTCCATCTTAACATTAAATAGATTGCAGAATCTATTAAAATTCTTGTTTTCTATTTTCATGTCCTCCTCATACCTGTCAATTGACTTGATGAAATCATTATAACAGTCCTCGCACATCCATTGATTGATTACCGCTACATAATAGCCCACGGACGTAGGTCTGTTACACATATCGCAAATACCTAAGCACCCATATCTGGTGAGCTTATCCATCATCTCCTGTCTTGTTATTTCAAGCACCTTGAATTTCTTGTAATTGTCAACTACCTTTGCCATTGTAAATTTGTTTAATAATAAAATAATCCGCTATATCCATTCCCTCATTTATATTGGGTTTTGATTCTAGAAAATTACTTATCTCTATATTCATCCCCCTCATATCCTTGTCTACCTTCTTTCTCCATTCGTTGAAAGCGTCGCCCTTATCCGGGTACAGGACTATCCGCCTCCTACCCAATGTCTCTATCATCTCCCTTTTCAGCATATGGATACCGCCACAGGCCATAAACAACCTACTAGGGTACACGATGTTACAGATAACAGCCGTCTTCTCTGACTCTACTATATACACCGGAGCGTCATTGGGATAGAAGTTGATAAGAAACTCCCCGAACAGGCATTGCCTAAGCAGGTAATCCTGACCGTCCAGTATATGCACCCAACATACATGATCCATGGGAACCTTTACCCTCTTCCCGTCAGGCCCGTAGTCCATTATCTTCCCGGTCCGCACTACCCAATTCTTATCCAGTTGCCAGAACACACAGCACTTACCCCAGTCCCCGAATCTCATCATCCCCACCTTATACAAGCTAAATGCCCTATTGGTATGATACGATCCGAAGATATTGGATAGATAATCCTGAAGATCGGATGTCTCGAAAGGATTAAGCGTCTCAAACATCTTGCTTACCGGAATGCAGTTGGCTATATCCGGATCCATAGGAGGTCTGTACCTCCTTAATACTTTGTTTGAATCGGTAAAAAGATCATTGTTCCCAAGTTCGCTCCCTGTTGGATATTTAAAGTAACCACATTTATTTTTATGATCACACACCCCAAACTGCTCTCCAACGATCTGACCGGTGGTTACGTCCACGTACGGCGTAAAACACTTATCCTTGCCGCATTGCGGGCACGTCAGCTTCCTCCTTGGTTTGCTATGATCCAGCTCATACCGATGAACGCTCTTATTGAACTCCCTAAATTCCATCACCCTCTCCTCTCATTCATGACTCTATATATATAGTCCCTCAGCGGCTCTTTCCTTACCAACTTATTAACATCAAACTCGCCTTCTATATCTAAGGATCCGATTCTTGATGTAACCGTATAATTAGTTTTCTCGAACTTATACTTTCCTTGAAGATATACTACGGTAGCCATATTCAATATAGGGTTGTCAGTTTGTCTCTTCAACTTATATTGGCTGGTCTTTGCGGTAGGATCACCCGGAGCGAAGTTATATATCTCCTCTATCTCCAATATCTTTCCATAGTTCTCTAATATCATTCTTCTATATAACTCAAGTTGGAAAGCATACTCGTCATAGAAATTGCCTTTCCTGTTTGATTTGAAGTCCAATATAGCGAATATCCTCCTACATCTTTTTACTTTCTTTTTCTCCATTTTAGGTTGGCCTTTCTTGGCTCCCACCTTATAAAGCTCTCCTGTCTCGACCTCTATCTCCACCATCTCCGGCTCGCTATCCATCTCCACCACGGCGTCCACCGAAGAAGCCACCTTCAATCTGCTTGACCTCAGCATCTTTTCGATCAATACCGGTTTAACATGTCTTTCCTTGCAGAATATAGCGAATGATATCAGATCCTCTATCAGCTCATCAATGTTATCCACTAATATCCGCTCCATCCTATACTTGTCTATTCTTAGCTTGGCTTCCTTGACCACCTTCCTGATCCATGTCGGGATCAGCTTTATGTTAACCCCGGTCAGATACAACCCAAATAGATAATGCATGATAGTACCCAGATCAGCCCTGTAGTTAGCGTACTCATCAGGATCCTTACCCTTGAGCCTCATCTCATTCTTCCACTTCTCCAAGGCTCCGGACGTATCACAATACCCATTGGCGATATTGTTAGTGGCTCCATCGTATATGATAGGATACCCATCAACATCCATCTCATAATACACACGTTTGCCGGCGACAGTCATTCTATATAACACAGGTGTCGGGATATCCTTTATCCATTCAGCGGCATAATACTGTTGCTCTGTCTCCAGATCATACTCAACCTCCATCTCCTCATTAGGCTCGTTTTTAGGCTCTTCAATAGGCTTTTCCTCCTCGACCATATCTTTCTTCGGGACCGTTGATAAAACGTCTAATATGCCAAAGAAAGCGGTAAATTTAGGATCTGTATGATATGATCTTAATACTGGTAATGATGATCGCCAATAATATGACGACGCATTCTCGTCCTTTATCTTGCCTAAAATCTTGCCTAAAGCCGAACATCCTATCTCTCCATCATCCGCAATAGCCACATTGTGTCTCTCGGATAAACGAACTTTCATCTCATCAAACAATTCTTGATCGCTTATGACTTCTATGATCGTCCCATAACTATATACTGTGTCACTTATAGCCTTATATCCTAGGTCTAAAAGTAATCTTTGTTTTCTTCTATCCATGATAATAATCTGGTTTTTAATTTACCATCCTCCTCGACTCTAGGTGCGAGATCCCTCATCCTTCTGGCTGCCAACAGCCATACGTTGCCAAACTCGTCCAAGAGCCGGCTGAAATCCATCGTATCTAATAGATAATCGAATCTTGTATGCTCATCAGCCGTCAAGTAGATAATGTTATCATTATCCTCAGCAACTGATTTATATTTCCGTTTAGGGTATAAGTGGCATATATTGCCTACTCCGGGGCATGGTATATACATCCCCGTAAGGGATCTTCTTACCATACTTAATCTTGCCACATGAGCGCCAAAAAAGATGCTGAGGCTTCGTCCCTTCGGCTTGGCCTTCACCCGTATCGCCGTCCTTCCCTTTGGCGGTAGTTCCCTAGCCCGGCACGCAGGGCACAACCCCTTGCTCCTTATGGCTACCATCCTGCCGCACCTCTCACATGGTAACATCCTACCCTTCATGCTTTTTTCTTTTTATAACTTTTATTAAACTCCATGAGGCTCATGGCTCTATATCTCTTAAGCCTATCTATTTTGCCCTTCGTCCAATCCTGATCCTTGAAATTGATGATCGTGTCGAATATCTGAGCTAGTTCCCGGATATTAAAACTCCTGTTTTGTATCTTCTTATAGAACCCCGATCTGCTATATCCTAATTTAGAAGCTAGATAAGTTTTGTTAGACAATGTGAGGATACGATAAATCGTACCCTCCATCTTGCTTATCTCCATCAACTTCTCGGCGACGGATGATGTGGTCTCATAGCTAGCTTTATTGCTTACTATTCTCATGTTTCTCCGGATTCCTGATCTTACCATCAAACTCATAGAAGTCCATCAGTTTCTTCTCTTCCTTGATACAAGTGACAACGAAATCTGATATGGTTCCTTTCATGCCTTCCTCGAAATTCTTTTTGGCATGATCAAGGTCATTGGCCCGAACGATGTAGTTAAACGCCTTGCGTTTCTCATTACCCGATTTCTCGTCTACCGTAATATAATCAGCCGTGACCTTATAGAACCGGTCTCCATCCATGGCAAACAATTCCGCTATCCTGAATCGTTTGATATCAACGCTAAACTCACCGGAGATGAATGGTCTCATTTCCTCTATGATTCTAGCCTCACATTCGGTATAAGAAAGGGCATCTACTAAATACTCTTCCTTTACCTTCTTCTTCATGCCGTTCTCGGCATCGGTCTCGTAAGAAACCGTACATTTAAACCAATTGTGCATTTTAATCTATATTATTGTTAAACAAAGGATAATCTTTTATCCCTTCACGAATATATCTCTCCGTATCATCATCCACATCATAAGCCTTCTTGAAAAATATCATAGCCTTGTCCGTGTCGTGATCCACCAACGGAAGATATTCCTTTACGAAAAGAACTTTAAGATGATTCATGTGATCAATCTTGCGCCTTACATCAATTACTTTTGACCATATCTCGGCACGGATTTCACCCATCTTTTTTACATTCTCTTTGTATTCGTTTACCTGATCTTTATACTCCTCCTCGATCTCGTTGTTCTTATCCTTGACAGACTTATAAGCTTCCTTATCTTTCGTGTCAAACATCGGAACATGCCTGATATTGATTATATCCAATCTACTGCATAGCTCCTCATTGGATATGGTGAAATCATATCTAGTCCTGTATAGATCAAATTCACTTAATAACTTAGCTATCTTAATAGCATCATTCTGATCAAGAACGGCTATATTCAAGCCCTCCAAATAGTAGAAGAAATGAGATGGAGAAATAGATTTATATCCATACGTCTTCATGACTGGAGGCTCATCTATAAACCTGACACCTTCCTCCGCACATCTTGTTACGATCAATTTCTCTACCTGCTCATCAGTAAGATCATATATCTCCTGATCGGTCATCTTATCAATTGTCTTCATCATCCTCATCCTCCGACATCATTATAGCCTTTGTAAACTTTTGTTTATAGACCTCACTCATAAGACAGGCAAAAGTCCTATCATCCATACTAGCCATAGTATTGGCCTCTACCGTCAGATCCATCTCAATGTTCTTTACCGAGATTTCATAGTTATCATCATCTTCTTTATAGAAAATGACTTTACCACCATACTCGAAACCATCATCTTCAGTCTTAACCATATCGATGATCTTCTCCAATGCCTTTACAAACTCACTCTTTTTCATATATGTAATTTTTATGTGTCTACAAAAGTAGACATTTTGTTTTTGAATTAAATTAAATAAACATTATTAATAGTTAATACCATCCTTTCTTCTATCATTCATATTTATTCTTTTAAGTAATTATATACAACCTTACACTACAAACATACTGAATTATTTTTATATATAAATAATAATCCATATATTTGTGCCATGAGGCTAGTTGAACAACATATAATCAAGCAAAGCTCAATATATTACAATGAGATTCAAGATCTGTTGCATAAGTGCAAAAACTTATACAACAAAGGATTGTATGTTGTTAGACAACATTACTTTCAATATAAGAATGATAATACCGTTAAGTATAAATACCTCAACTACTACTCTCTTGAAAAGAAGTTAAGAACAGAAGATGACGTTGACTATCGTGCTTTACCGTCACCGGTAGCCCAACAGGTATTGATAATGGTCGACCAGAATTTCAAGTCCTTCTTCAATCTTCTTAATAAGAAAGGTAGAGGTGAATATTCTGAGAAAGTAAGAATACCTAAGTATCTTGATAAAGATGGGATGTTTATGGCTGTTTTCCCAACAACAGCCTTTTCTCAAAAATGGATAAAGCAAGGTATTATTAAGTTGCCAAAGCAATTCTCTTTCACCACGAGAACTAACAAGCAAAATATCCAACAACTCAGGTTCGTCCCTAAGAATGGATATATTATACTTGAAATCGTATATAACAAGAAAGAGAAAGATCTTATATATGATAACGGTAATTACCTTGGTATTGATCTTGGACTTAACAATTTAGCATCTTGTGTATCAAATACCGGTTCCTGCTTTATCATCAACGGTAAGCCTCTAAAATCTATCAACCAGTATTATAATAAAAGATTAGCATATTTAAAATCTAAATTAAAAGACAATAAACAAGTCTCAAAGCAAATAAGGTCGTTAACCAACAAAAGGAATAACAAGATCAAGGATTATCTGCATAAAGCCAGTAGGGTATTGATTAATCATGTAGTCTCCAATGGCATTAATACGATCATAATCGGTCATAATAGATGTTGGAAACAAGAGATCAATATCGGAAAGCGGAATAATCAGAACTTTGTTTCTATTCCTTTTAATATGTTTATCTCAATGATATCATATAAGGCTACACTTGAGGGAATCAATGTTAAGATCGTTGAGGAATCCTATACCTCAAAATGTAGTTTCTTGGATAACGAGCAGATTCGTAAGCATGAGGAATATGTCGGAAGACGTATCAAACGAGGATTATTCAAGACATCTTCCGGCAATATTATTAACGCCGATATCAACGCTGCATTTAACATCATTAGAAAATCGGCAAAAGAAGCCTTCGATGTAAGTATCTTGCCAGAAGGTAGAGGGTTTTGGTGGAACCCGATACGGATTTCCGTATAGATATATATCATTTTACGATTTTAGTGTAAAATGGTATATAATCACCTACCCCAACATCTGCTCCATCTTCTTTAATCCAATTATCCGTATCGCAATGCCAACAATATCCTGTTTTGGAATCCTCTTTATGAGAATGAGACCCACAAGTAGCGCACCAATAATTATCATCCGTATCGTATGCGTAGCTTTTATCCTCATGCATCTTAGCTACTCTGACCATTCTATCTTCTAGCAGTTCTTTTAGATAAGGGCATTCATAAGGTCTATCCTCCTCCCGTAATATCCAAAGCTCGATATCCGTCATCTCCCCCATCCTGTCCGTGCACATCCGCTCGGCGGCATGACGTACGCTATCTTCCGGCATCCCCGGGACTATCTCCCGGATCACTGCCTCCATCCTCTCTTGGTATTCGGTGTCTACCTTAGCCACCAAGTCTTCTAGTTTATCTATTAAGCTCATAATTTTTATTGTATATAATTACTATTTGATATTTATACATGTTTATTCTGTATCATCTTCACCTTCACCTATCATATCCGTATGACCAAATACTATATCAATAAATTCAAGCATCTCATCATTAAACGATCCGCTTTCTTCTTGCAACTTCCTACATTCATCC